ATTCTGGTTGTCCGCCCCACTCTAATGTCATCATACCTCTTGCATCATCCCATGCATCTGCATAGTTATGAGGGAATGCATTACCAATGTAATGCATGTTTTCACGTTGCTGTCTTTTGTGAAAATGCCCACTAAAACCAAGTTCATAACTGCTAAACGAGTCTAAACTAATCTCACCGTGATCAGGCATTTGTACCATTGCGTTCATAAAAAAATGAGGTAATTCAAAGTGTCCAAAGATATATTTCGCACCTTTCTTACCAATTTCTTTCCATTCATCATGTACTAACCAAGGGCATAATGTAACATTTCCAATGGTAGTTGGATGATGAACTACTGTAATTCCAGGAATATATTTGCCGAATTCAACGCTGTGTATGTCACGTTTATCTTTGTAATATAGGTCGTGATTACCTGGAAAAAAGTAAAATTCATCAAACGCTTGGCCTAATTTCTCTAATGCTCTTAGACTGTAATCCATTGTTGTAATGTTTAAACTGTTGCGATTGTGATGCCAATCGCCCATAAAAATTCCAGTATCGCAGTTGTTTTCTTTTGCAGTTTGAATAAACCAATCTACAAATTCTTCACAATCTTGATTATGAATTGACGAATTGCTTTTAAGTCCTAAATGCAGATCTGTAAATACTGCTACTTTTTTAAATAAATTATCCATGTGTTTCCCATGCTTTAAACCCGTTGTAAAATAAACCTTGATTTGTTTTTTCTATAATTGTATTAGCCCATTGGCCGGTAATTCGGTGAAATTCACTTTTACTATTAAAGTATAATGTCTCGCCATTACTCGTTTCTACTCTTAATTTTTTTGAAACTTTTTCTGCACCTATAAGTCCGTTAATTTTATTTTGTGCTTTCATTATATCTGCATTATTTTGTTGCCATTCTTTTATACTAATTGATTTAGATTTCTTACTATCGGGATTATGATTATAGTATTCTTTAAGTGTTTTGGATTTTTTTTCATAAATCTCTTTAGTGTGTAAGTGTTGAGTGAGAAGTTTCCTGTCAGCTTCAGAGGTATTAGACCATTTAACAGATTGATTATACTTGCTAAAATGAGAACCTAATGCAACTTTAATTTTTTTTATATCATCGTCGGATAATGCTAATAAATTATGTTTTCCTAACCCATCTCCGCCGGGAGTTGAATTAAGACCATTAACGTATGAATTATATTTTTTAATATAATTAATTTCAGCTAATGCAAGGTCTCCTAATGATTTTATATTATCTTCTAGTACTTCGATTGTGCAGTTATTAATACCGTATTCCTTCATTGCTTTATGTAATGGAGTTTTGCAACGAGTATTTGCTTCGTTGCAATGCTCTTTCCATCTAGATAATTTATATGAAGGTTTTGAATCAAATCCAATATAAATTTGAGTGTTAACTGTGATTTTATATATAAACATATTTAACTCCAAGTGTATGTTGTTATTTATACATTTTGGATTGAACTTTATTCATTATTTCCTGTTGAGTCGTGTTTTAATAAAAACCAAACTAAATCTTTGTTTGTGTTAAATGTAACTGATCCGCCATAGTTACTGTCAAAATCTACTTTGCATTTATAAGTTTCTTCAAACAGTTTTTCAATAAAACTAGCGTTGGCATCTAGGTTGTCTTCTTTAAGAATTCTATAAGCATCGTCAAGTGCAGGATGTGCTATATCCAGTGTATTATTCGTATTCGTCTGATCTTCGCAATGCGTTTTCATATTCCTCGGATCCTGTTCTGGTATAAGATGGATTCATTCCGTTCATTTCTAGAATGTCATCTCTAATGTTTTGATTTCGTTTTTCTATGTTAATTACTCTAACAAAACTGTTAGTAACTGCTGCTGTAAAATAAGCAAACGGGTTATCTGATTTAGATTCGTCAAATTGTAATCCAATCTGTGTTAATTGTAATATTGCTTGTCCACGCATTTCATCGTTGTATGTATAACCTCTAACATTACCTCTAGTAGCATAACGTTCACATAATTTAATCATCATGCGAGCTAACGTATCGGTAATTTGTCCTGCATTTTTATCAAAATGCCCGTCTTCCAAATTGCCTTTCCAATGGCTTCTACCAACACATACTAATTCGTTGTCTATAAATTTCCAGTGTTGAAACGGCGGAAAGTTAACTTTTTCTCTTTTGTCTGCTTCTGTTTTTGGATTTTTCTTTCTTGTTGCGTTTAGTGGAATGTGATCATACGACATAATTCTAAATACTAAACCTTCTTTTGGAATAGTTTTGTAGTTAACTTCGCATTCTGCTTGTTTAATTTTTTCGCCTTCACTCTTTCTAGTTAAATACGCTAAGTCCCCTATACGCTTTGCTTGATTCCGTTTTGCAGTAGCGATAGTGCGGATGTTTATTTTATCGAGGCTAGGTAAAATAATGTCGTATTGATGATATGACGGGTTTGTAAAAACACAGTAAGAACTTTTTGATCTATGTATTTCTAACAGCATATCTTTATTGTTTAAGTAATTTACTTTTGGTGTAAGCATTTTTGTGTATCTCCATTTACATGTATATTATAAACTCTGCAGTTAATAAAGTCAAATAAATAATACAATAAAAGGAGTATTTATATGGGATTAGCAAGTATAGGCGCAGCAGTAACTGCAGGTATTGGGACAGCTGGGAACGCATTAGATTACATAAGTGGTCGCCGGGCGCTTACATTACCTAGAGCAGGTGAATTAATTGGTGATGTATTAAGTGAAGTAGCAATGGTTGAAGATGCATTTATTGATGATTGGCGAGTTCGATTATCTTTACCAACATGGCCAAGTTTTAGAGGTAGTCCGGTATTACAACCGTTAGCAGATGCAGGCGGTTTAATATTTCCTTATACACCGTCTATTAGTATAAGTTCATCAGCAAACTATCAAAAAATGAATCCAATTCATTCAAACTTTGCATTTCAAACATTTCAACACAGTGAACCGGGTGAAATTACAATAAATGCTCCGATGCATGTTGAAGATCAAGAACAAGGTTTATATTGGATTGCGGCACTACATTATTGTCGATCTGTAACAAAAATGTTTTCAGGATATGATCCTAAAGCAGGAAATCCACCACCAATTGTTATGTTAAATGGGTACGGAAGTTATGTGTTTAACAATGTACCAGTAGTAGTTAAATCGTTTAGTACACAATTAACTGCAGAATGTGATTACATACCCGTTAATACTAACACAAGTTTAGCCGGCGTAGTTGGATCAATTGCAAGTGGTGTAGGTTCGATTGCAAGTGCATTTGGTGCAAGCGGAGTATCTGATATTGCGGATGAAGTAGAAAAAGTAGCCACATTAGCAAATGCAGTCGGTGCAGGAATATCAGTTGACGGCGGAATTGCATATGTTCCAACAAAAAGTTCGTTTACGATTACTGTATGTCCAGCATATAGTAGAACAAGTGCGCGTAAATTTAGTTTAGATAATTTTGTAGCAGGCGCATATCTCAACAATTATTTTGGATATGTATAATGGCAGCAAAATATAGTAATGTAAGTCCGTGGTATAATACACCGATTACGCAAGATTACTTAGATATTATGCGTATTAGGCAAGTTTCGTCAGAAAAGGCAGATTACTTGTATACAATTGAAGCTCAGTATAAGCATCGTCCTGATTTATTAGCATACGATTTATACGGTAATCCGGGATTATGGTGGGTGTTTACCCAACGAAATTTAAACGTAATTCAAGATCCAATTTTTGACTTTGTTCCAGGAACACAAATATACATACCTCAGTATAGTAAATTAAAAATTCACTTAGGAATATAATATGTCATTTTTAGATTCAGCAACAACATTTATTCAAGATACTTCAAAAGTTATTGCAACTTCAATCTCAGAAATTGCCGCGGATGTTGGGTTAGATTTTACTACAATCCCGGAAATAAAATTACCAGTACCAAACGTTCTCCATGATTATGCAACCTACGATTATATTTTAACCATTAGTGTACTACATGATGAAGATATTAAAGATCCGGATAACTCATATTTTAAAAATAAAACATTACAACCGGGCGCACGATATGGCAAACCGGCACAAATTATTTGTAAATCAGCAAATGCAGATCCGTCAAATCGGGTAAAACTTGATGATTACGGAAAGTGGGACTTCTTTATCAATAATTTAAAAGTTGAAGGCAACGTTGGGTTTATGGAAGGTAATAATACAACATCGACTAATCTGTCATTTGATATTTACGAACCGTATAGTATGGGATTATTTACAATGTCATGCCAACAAGCTGCATGGGAAGCAGAACACAGAAACTGGAACGAAGCACCGTTTTTATTAACTATTGAATTTAGAGGAAATACTGAATCAGGATCAATGGTGCCGATTACTTCTACTACTAGATACATCCCATTTAAGTTTCAAAACATTAGTATGACAGTTAATACAACTGGTGCAAATTATACTGTAGCTGCATACGTTTGGAATGATATTGGGTTATCTGATAAACATGCAAAATTAAAAACTGACGTGGCAGTAAAGGGATCAACTGTTCAGGAAATTTTACAAACTGGTGAAAAAAGTTTACAAGCAATTTGGAATAGACGATTACGCCAGTTTAAAGAAGATAAAATTTTAGAAGTTCCTGATGAGATATTAATTATATTTCCTCAAGAAATTGCATCTGATAAAGGCAGCGAGGGTGATTCTAGTTCCGGTGCAACAGTAGGAAGTGATTCTAGTAGTACGTTGTATGATAAGTTAGGTGTAAAGAAGAGTACAGTAAACGAAACCCATGTTCAAGAACCTGAAAAATGCAATATTATTGGTAAAGCATCGTTAGGGTTTGGCAAAGACAAAACAGCAGACCCGCCGTATGGTAACGAAAGTAATATGTATAATACTGAAAACAAGTGTTTTACTAGAGCTAACAATACACCAAATCCAACAGATTGTGAGTTTAAATTTAGACAAGATACTGATATTCCAAATGCTATTAATCAAGTAATTTTGCAAAGTGATTTTCCGACAGAGTCTCTTAAACCTGAAGGTACATCACCGTCTGGATATAAAAAATGGTGGAGAATTGATATACAAGTGTATAACATTTCAACTGAAGCAAACTATCCTACAACTGGTACTAAACCTAAAGTTATTGTGTATCGAGTAATTCCGTACAATGCACATGCTAGTTCCGGTATAGTAGCACCTGGCGACAAACCACCAGGTTACGATTTAATGATGTCTAAGATTGTAAAAGAATACAATTACATTTATACTGGTAAAAACGTTGATGTAATCAATTTTGAAATTAAACTTGAAAGCACATTTAGTGCATTAATGGCTGCTGACTATTCAAAAAATTCAAAAGATATAACAACTGCAGCAAAGCAAGGTGCTACTAAAAAAGATGAAGATGTTAATACAGTTGCAATAGTAGGCAAGCCTCCTGAAAAAGGAACAAATCCAATGTCGCTAAGTTATGTTGCAACTTTTATGAGTTCTGACTTTAAAGGCGGCGGAGGAACAGAAACTGCAGGTACACGAGCTGGCAGATTGTTCCATGATGCAATAACAAAAGGCGGAGAAATGATTGAGTTAAATCTAAAAATTGTCGGTGATCCTATGTTTTTACACCATAGCGGATTTGGTAATTACACCGCAAAACCAACTCAATATCCAAATTTACACACTGACGGTACTATTAATTACCAAGCAGGTGAAGTTAATATTGTAGTTAATTTTAGAGTTCCGCTTGATATTCAACAAGAAACAGGTCTTTATAAATTTGACGGTATTGTTTCAACTTCTCCGTTGTTACAGTTTAGTGGAATATATACAGTTCGACAAGTAGTTAGTACGTTTAATAATGGCGTATTTGAACAAGAATTAATCGGTGGCCGCGCAAATAATCAAGAATCAGCAGCAACCGGGTCTGACCAAAAATCGTTTAGTATTTCGGATATGACAAAGAACGGTATTAAAGCAATAACTGGAGCGTTTTAATGGGTGAAAACAAAAGTGCAACAAATGTAGACACTTCGAGTAAGTCACAACCGTCTCAGTCATCTGGTCCGTTTTTAGCAACTGTGATCGGGCATCAAGATGCTACTTATATGGGCGGGCTACAAGTTCGAATACTAAGAACAGCTGGCGGTGATACATCAGAAGGCGAAGTTCAAACAGTAAAATATATGTCACCGTTTTTAGGAATAACATCTGCAGAATATGTAGCTAGTTCGGACAAGTTTAACGATACTCAAAAAAGTTACGGTATGTGGATGGTTCCGCCAGATCCAGGTTCTACTGTTGTAGTTATTTTTATTAATGGTGATGTAAAAGAAGGATATTGGATCGGTTGTGTGCATCAAGATAGACATATGAATTTTATGGTCCCTGGTATGGCCGGAACGTCTTATGCATTAGATGAAGATAAATTTCTTACAGGTAAAGATGGTAAAAAACTATCCAAAACACGATTGCCAGTTGCTGAATACAATAAAAAAAGTACTAGTTCAACTGGTGATACTACAAAGAATAAAAAACCTACACACCCGTTTGCTAAAATTTTAATTAATAGTGGATTAAACATGGATGATATTCGTGGCACTACTACAAGTAGCGCCCGACGAGAAACTCCGAGTGCAGTGTTTGGAATATCAACACCTGGTCCGTTAGACAAGAGTAGCGGTGCAAAACAAGGCACTATTGGTAAAAAAGAACATCAAGTTAAAAACGCATATGTGAGTAGATTAGGTGGATCAACGTTTGTAATGGATGACGGAGATGACAAGTTTGTTAGAGAGAAGTCTGCTGCAACTGCTCCGCCAACTTACATATCGGTTGAACAAGGTAAAACTGCAAAGGATCATAGTATACCTCATAATGAATTAGTTCGTATTAGGACTCGTTCTGGACATCAAATCTTATTACATAACAGTGAAAATTTAATCTACATATCACACGGAAGTGGTAACTCGTGGATTGAGATGACTGCTAACGGTAAGATTGATGTGTATGCTAAAGATAGCATTAGTTTTCATACTGAAACTGATTTTAACTTTCATGCTGACCGAGATATTAACTTTCAAGCAAACCGCAATATTAATTTTAAAGCATTAAAAGAGATACAGCTTGAAGCTGGTACAAATTTTTCAATTAAAGCAACTAGTAATGGAAACCTTACATTTGGCGGTAAATTAGATATACCAGCGGCTGGAGGAACTAATATTGATGGCGGACAAATCCATTTAAATTCGGGTAAAGCAGTTGCTGCAAAAGCAATGAAATCTCACACCTTGCCAACAAATGAAGTAGGTAAAACTATAACTTCGATAATGCGTCGAGTACCAACTTTTGAACCGTATCCTCAACATGAAAATTTAGATCCTCTAAAGGTTAATTCAAGTGTTACTAATCGAGATATTGACGGTCGTACTGAAGGAGTTAGCTCGTCATTAAAGAATCCGATAGATGCATGGAAAAAATATACAACAGACACTGATACATTTGAGAAAATTAAAGCACCGGAGAAAAAACAATAATGAGCGCAAAATTATATCAACGGGTTAGCCTACCTAGTAGTAAAACAACAAAAGAACTTATATTGCCTAAGACATATGCTGGATTTAGTACAGTAAGTACTGCAGCTAATCACTTTAGCTTATATGATTACGAGTTAATTAAGCAAGACATTATGAATCATTTTCATATTAGATTAGGCGAACGGTTAATGCAACCAAATTTTGGAACAATTATATGGGATATATTATTTGAACCAATGACAGAGCAAGTAAAAAGTATTATTAAAGAAGATGTTACTCGAATTGTTAACTATGATCCTAGAGTTACAGTGCAGAACACAAAAATTACTGCATATGAGAGTGGAATCAACATAGAGTTTAAGTTAAAATACACCCCGTATAACATTACTGAAGAGATAAAATTGAAATTTGATCAAGCTAATGGTTTAGGATAAACTATACAGATAATTTTAATCAATAAATACCATTATTAGGACAACATCATGAGTGCAACCGACAGACAAAATAGATTATTAGTAGCCGAAGATTGGAAAAAGATATACCAATCTTTTAAAAGTGCAGATTTTCAAAGTTATGATTTTGAAAATTTACGGCGTACAATGGTTGACTATATTAGACAAAATTACCCAGAAGATTTTAATGATTATATCGAAAGTTCGGAGTATCTAGCTTTAATTGATGTAATTGCATTTTTAGGTCAAAGTATAGCGTTTCGTGTAGATTTAAATGCTAGAGAAAATTTTTTAGAATTAGCAGAAAGACGAGAAAGTGTTTTAAGACTAGCTAAGTTAGTAAGCTATAATGCCAAACGATCAATTGCTGCTAAGGGATTATTAAAAGTTACAGCTATACAAACTACTGAAGATGTGTACGATAGCAACAGTAGAAATTTGTCAGGGCAAAATATTACGTGGAATGATCCGTCTAATGTTAATTGGTATGATCAATTTATTAAAGTAGCAAACGCAGCTATGCCGTTATCTCAACAGTTTGGTAACCCAGCTAACAGTGGAGTTATCTATGGCATACCGACTAATCAGTATATGTTACAAAGTACAAATACTGATGTTCCAATTTACACATTTTCTAAAATGATCGCTGGTCGGATGATGAGTTTTGAAGTTACTAGCACAACATTTGCTGGTCAAAATTACATATATGAAGAATCGCCAAAACTTGGAAGAAAATTATCTTGGGTGTATAGAAATGATAGTCATGGTTACGGTAGTCCCGGAACTGGATTCTTTTTAAATTTTGTTCAAGGATCGTTAGGGTCTGCGCAGTTTATTATTAATCAACCTAGAAAAAACGAAGTTGTTGATGTTGATTCAACCGGTATTAACAATACAGATGTATGGTTGTATCGATTAGATAAAGACGGTAAGGAATCAGAAGAATGGGTGCAAGTTCCTAGTGTTGAAGGCAACAATATTATTTACAATAGCATTAATAAGAATATTAAAAACATTTTCAGTGTTCTTACTCGAACAAACGATGCAATCAGTTTATCATTTAGTGACGGCACATTTGGTAAATTACCGTATGGCACCTTTAATACATATCACCGTATGAGTAACGGATTGTCGTACACAATTAATACTAAAGATATTCGTAATATTACAATCTTAGTACCGTACCTTTCTCACGTAGGGCAACCGCAGTCATTAAGTTTGACATTAAGTCTTGCAACATCAGTGTCTAACGCAGAATCTACAGAGACTAATAGCAGTATCAAAACTAACGCTCCGGCAACATATTATACACAAAACAGAATGATTACTGGTGAAGATTATAACATTTGTCCATTGAGCGTGAGCCAGCAAGTATTAAAAGTTAAAGCAATTAATCGTACATCAAGCGGTATTAGTAGATATTTTGATTTAGTTGATCCAACTGGAAAATATAGTTCAACTAACCTATTTGCAGATGATGGCGTGATATACAAAGAAGAATACGAATCATATGTTAAATTTTCGTATAGTAGTAAAACTGATATTGAAGGCATTATTTATAATACGCTTGATCGTATATTAAAATCTGCAGATTTACGAAACTTTTACTATCAACAGTATCCAAGTTTTGCAGTGTTAGGAAGCACATTAAATGTATCATGGCATAGAACTACACCAGATGTAGTATCGTCAACTGGTTATTTTTATGCTACAGCAACTGGCGATCCACAAGGAGTAGGCATATCAGCACCAATTGCATCAGCTGAATTAGGGTATGTTAAATTAGGGTCATTAATTAAATTTATAAGTCCAGAAGGCAAATATTTTGATACTAGAAATCAAAATAAATTAGTTGATTTACCTACTAGTACAACCGTTGAGATGATTTTAGGTGCATCGACATATATATGGGCATCAGTTACTTCAATAGTAGGTGACGGAACTACTGAAATTGATGGGATTGGACCAATTACGTTAAATGTGGATATTGATACAGGTGCGATTGTTACTCAAATTATACCTAAGTTTCGAATAACGTTAGATCTTAGTGTAGTTACTACAATGATTGATTTAATATCTGAAAATAAAATGTTTGGGTTACGATATAATATTTCAACACAAACTTGGCAAATTGTATATGAATCGGATTTAAATTTAACAGATTTGTTTAGTTTATTTAATCAAGGCGATATTACTAATAGTCAAATTGATGCTAGTTGGATGTTATTGTTTACTACTAATAATGAATTTTATACTATTACTAGTCGTAATCTACGATATATCTTTGAAAGTGATAGTCAACTTAGATTTTATTTTGATAAGAACGAACAGGTATATACTAGTAAATCAAGTAATTTAATTAGAGATAAAATTAATATCTTAAGTATTAATACTCGACCAGGTAGTACTGCTGCATATACTACTGATTTTAAATGGGATGTTGTATCGGAATTTATTGGATTAGATGGGTACGTTGATAATAAAAAAATTGTAGTGTCGTTTGCAGATGTTGATGATAACGGATCAGTCGATAATCCGGATTTATTTTCAAATATTATTGACAGTGATTCTTTATATGTGTTTCAAGAAAAATATGCAATTTCTACAGGACAGGATGATTATAGATATGTTAATAACATGAATGATAGTAAAGTTAACATTGTAGCTGATGAAACTATATATTCCGGCGTTGCTGGACAGTATTATTATTTTCCAACAACAAACGTAGTTAAGTTAGCAGAACCGTCTGGAATGTTACAGCCAACATTAGATTATAAGGCATATGAAGGTCGAGCAAATTTAAAGTTCCAATATGTTCATAATGCTAATTATGATTCTAGAATTGATCCAGGTCTTAGCAACATTATTGATGTGTTTATTTTAACTAAAGGATATGATACTGCATTTAGAAAATGGGTAGCTGGTGCAATTAGTATTAAACCGTTACCGCCTAGTTCAACAGAATTATATAATACAGTTGCATCGTCGTTAAACTTAATTAAATCAATTTCAGATGAGGTAATCTACCATCCGGTGATGTATAAAATATTATTTGGTGCGTCAGCAGCCTTGGAACTACAAGCAACATTTAAGATTACAAAAACACCTGGATTAGTAGTATCTGATAACGATGTTAAATCTCGCGTTATTACTGCAATTAATAGTTTCTTTAATTTAGATAACTGGGATTTTGGTGATACATTCTTCTTTACAGAATTAGTAACATATGTAATGAATGAGTTAACTCCGGATATTTCAAATTTTGTAATAGTTCCTCGTAAACAAGGGTTAAATTTTGGAAGTTTATACGAAATTAAATCTTTAAGTAACGAAATATTAATAAATGGAGCAACGGTTGATGATATTGAAGTTATTTCTGGTATCACTGCAAGTAATATTAAAACATCAAATTCTGCATCAATTGATTCATTAACAAATCAACAGAATATATCTAGCTCATCATATGGGAGTATTTAATGGCTAACAATGAAATATACATACCTAGAGATGCATCTCTAGATACTAGCGACAGCAATAACACTGCAAACTTTTTACCTAATTTTTATAGAACTGATGCTAATAAAAAGTTTTTGCATGCAACTATAAATCAATTAACTCAACCTGGTACTGTAAAGAAAGTTAATGGATTTATTGGTAGGTTATCTGCAAAGGCAACTACATCTGATGATATTTTTATTGATGCGCCATCGTCTGATAGGCAGAATTACCAGTTAGAGCCGGGTATCGTTATTAATGATGATATGAACAACACTGTGTTTTTAAAAGATTATTTAGATTACGTTAATCAATTAAAAACCTTAGGTGCAAATATAACAGATCATTCAAGATTAAATGCACAAGAAATGTATAGTTGGAATCCTCATATTAATTGGGATAAATTTGTAAATTTTCAAGACTATTTTTGGATGCCACATGGCCCGGCTACTATTAATATTAGAAATTCGATCTTACCTGTTGAAAGTACATATTCTGTTATTACTGATATAACCGGACCAGATACTGCATTTATACTAACGCCAGACGGACTAACTCGAAATCCGACAATTACTTTATACAGAGGATATACATATCAATTTGATGTTAATACACCTAATGATGTTTTTAGTATTAAAACTACTAGAAGTATCGGTAAATCAAATCGATATACTGTAGTAGAAAATAACGCAATTACTTCTGGTACTATTACATTTACGGTTCCTTTTAATTCACCTGACATTTTGTATTATGTAAGTGAGTCTAATATTAATGCCGGCGGTGTAATTAAACTATTAGACATTAGTGAGCATACTCAAATTAATGTTGAAGATGAAATTATTGGTAAAAAAACGTACACATTACCTACTGGACTAGAATTAAGTAATGGCATGTGCGTAACATTTAGCGGAGAAGTTACACCTTTAAAATATTCTACTGGAAAATTTCACGTAGCAGGTGTAGGTACTGCAATACAATTAATTCCAGATGCTGATTTGGAAATTATTTCAACATATACTACCTCGACATCAATATTATTTGACACTACTAATTTTGATGTAACACCGTTTGGTAATGCAAATTCGTATGCTGCTAATATTGATTATATTGTAATTAGTCAAGGTAGTGTTGATCGAAATCAATGGAGTCGATATAATAAATGGGTTCATAAATCTGTTATTGAATCGAGTGCAAAATTTAACAATATAAACGCAGAGTATAATCAGTCGCTGCGTGCAGTTAGACCAATTATTGAGTTTGATGATAATTTAAAATTATTTAATTTTGGAACACAGTCAGCAGGTAATGTTGACTTAATTGATAATTTTACAACTGATGTTTTCTCAGTAATTGAGGGATCGTTAGGATATACAATCGACGGGGTAGCAGTTACTTCGGGCCAACGTATTATTTTTACAGCCGATCCTGATCCACTAGTAACAAACAACATTTATCGAGTAGAATTTATAGATGTAAAACATACAACGGATTCTTTTGGCAGATCAACAAGCAAGCAAATTCGTTTAATTTTAGAGTTAAAACCTAACATTAATGACGTGGTTTTGATAAAATCTGGTATTAATTTACAAGGGCATATGGTTTGGTATAACGGCATTACTTGGTTAGCTGCACAACATAAAACATCAGTAAATCAACCACCATTGTTTGACGTAGTTGATGATAATGGGATTTCGTTTGGTGATACTACTGAATACAGTGGATCTACATTTAACGGAACCTCAATATTTTCATATAAAATAAATTCACTAGGGACATTAGATCCGTATTTAGGGTTTGGATTAACGCATAAAAATATCAATAACATTGGGGATATTGTTTTTAATTTTACATTAATAACTGATTCATTTAGATATGATGCAAATGCATCAACAACTAAAAAAATTGATACTGGATTTTTAGTAGTTAATACTGCTATTCCAACATATGTTAATGGATGGACTACTTGTAAAAATAAAAATACTCAACCGGCAATACGAATATATAAAAATTCAAATAAAACAAATAATTTTGATATTGATATATTTGATAACTTGCCTGCATTAACTGATATTGAAGTTCGCATATATTTAAATGGTGTGCGAGTTTCTAAGATTAACGATTCTAAAACTAAAATTTGGGATATTGTATCAACTGCAGTTACTGTAACTAATCAAACTGCGCTGTTACCATATCATCAAATTGTATTTACTACTCCAATTAAATTAACCGATGTAGTTACTATTAACGTGTTTTCATCAATACCAATTAATGAAAATGGGTATTATGAAATTCCTGTAAATTTACAACATAATCCATTAAATGGCGTGTTAACTGAATTTACATTAGGTGAAGTAATTGATCATGTTGACAGCATTGTTGATAACATATATTTAGGACAGCACAATATTCAATTTGACGGTGTATTTCCCGGAATTAGCAATTTACGAGATTTAGGAAACGTGTCGGCATATGGCACAAAATTTGTTCAACATAGTGGTCCGTTAAGTTTATCAATGTATCATATTGCATCTGATAATAACGTTATTCGTGCAATTGATAACTCAAGAGATGATTATAGCAGATTTAAACGTACATTTTTAACAGTTGCATCTACGTTAGGCGTTACAACAGAAACAAAAGAACATGTAGATCTAATTTTAAATGCAATGAATGCAAATACGCCAGTAACATCATCGTATTATTTTAGTGATATGATACCATACGGTGCAAATACTAAAACTGAGTTTATAATACGTGATTCGGAAGTTCGCATTTTTTCTCTAGCAACGGTTTTTACATTAGATAGTTTATCAACAGCTGCAGTGTTATTGTACCTAAATGGTAACCAGTTATTACACGGCATTGATTACCGGTTTAATATTCAAGGATTTGTAGAATTAATGCCAACTGTAGTGTTGCAGTATGATGACGAATTATTAATTTATGAATATAGTAATACTGATGGTTGTTTAATACCTGAAACACCAACAAAGTTAGGTATTTGGCCAAAATACACTCCAAAAATATTTAAAGATACGTCATTAGTAACACCTAGATGGATGATACAAGGCCACGATGGCAGTTTAACGCTAATATATGGCAGCTATGATGATGTTACTCATCAATTGGTATTAGATTATCGAGATGAGTTAATTCTTGAATTAGAAAAACGAATTTATAATAATATTAAAGTACAGTATGACCCAACTATTTTTGATATATGTGATACTATTCCGGGGTATGATCGCACAACACCGTATTCGTTACAGGAGTTTAATCAAGTATTACTGCCTAGTTATTATCATTGGGCAGTTAATGTAAAGCAAGATTTTTCAACAATGTTAACTCAAAACAGATACAACACATTTGTGTATAACTATAGCAATCATTACACGTCAAACAATCAAAAGTCGCCCGGATATTGGAGAGGTATATATCGATGGATGTACGATACAGATCGCCCGCATATTTGTCCATGGGAAATGTTAGGGTTTAGCGAAGAACCTATATGGTGGGTTGAGGTATATGGTCCTGCTCCGTATACTAGTGACAATATAGTAATGTGGACTGATTTAAGCAACGGCTGTATTAAGGCGCCAAATACACCGATTAAAATTGTATCTAAATTTGTTAGACCTACGTTATTAAATAATTTACCAGTTAACGAAAATGGTGAATTAATTAGTCCTCAAGAAAGTGGAATAGTTAACGGAATAATAACAGAACCAATGCAAGGTGATTTTGTGTTCGGTGATGTTTCACCAGTTGAAGCAGCATGGAGACGTAGTTCGTATTATCCATTTAGTGTATTAAAGGCTGCGGTATTATTAACACCGGCTAAAACAATTGGTGTATTATTGGATAGATCTAGAATTTCAAGAAATTTAAATAATCAGTTAGTATATACAGATACAAATGTACGTATTAATTTATCAGATATTAAAATACCAAGTATATACCTAAGTACATCTCGTATACAAACAGCCGGAATTATAAATTACTTAATAAACAATATTGATTCTACTACAATTACGTCGTATAATCAATACAAATCTGAGTTAACGTCAATAACTGCACAGTTGTGTTACCGAGTTAGTGGGTTTACGAGTAAAGAAAAATTTAAATTAATGTTAGAATCAAAAACTCCATTAAGCTCAGGAAGCATTTTTATTCCGCAAGAAGACTACACGGTAGTTTTAAATACTTCTTCACCTGTAAATGTAGTTGTATATAGCGGCGTAATTATTACAAAAATTGAAGGCGGCTATGAAATTAAAGGGTATAGTACTTCTCAACCATACTTTAAATATTATAAAAGTAGTGTAAGCGGATCATATATAACTATTGGCGGAGTATCTGCAGCATATGCAATATGGGCACCTAATCAGTATTATGTAAAAGATAGATATGTAAAGTTTGGTAACAGATATTTTAATACAAATGTTTCTCATACTTCTAGTGAATTCTTTGAATCTAGCTATTTTACAGCATTAGTAGAATTACCAATTTCGGGCGGCGAACGAATTGAATTTAAACAACAGTGGGACACTGAAGCACAAACTGTACTGTATGGGACTAAATTTTCGTCAATACAGGGAGTAGTAGATTTTTTATTAGGATACGGTAAATGGTTGGCTGATCAAGGATTTATTTTTGATGAATACAATACTACATTGGGTGCAGTATCAAATTGGGAAACTAGTGCTAAAGAGTTTGTATTTTGGACAGTGTCAAATTGGGGAGTTAATCAGCAAGTTTGGGAAGAATGGATACCAAATGTTACTGTTCATTACAACGATATAGTTCGATATAATGGTGATTATTATAAAGCATTAACTACTATGAACGATCCGGTGTTTAATAATCAAAAATATGCAGTATTAAGTGGACTTAATTATGAAGGTAATTCGGTATTAACATTAAGTCCTGCTGCAACTACTTTATTATTTAAAACAACGTTAAGTGTAGTTGATGATATTCAAAATCCTAAGTATGTATACGAAATGTTTGATGTTAACGGTAATCCGATTCCACTGTCGTTCATAAACGCATTTAGAACAGACAATGTTGTAAGTTACAAATCTAATACAGAATCATACATTTATTGTGCAAGTTTTCATCTAGTACAGCGCGAGCACGTAATAGTAATTAACAACACTACTATGTTTAATGACACTATTTTTAACCCTGAAAGTGGGTATAAACAAGATAAAATTAAAGTATCTGGATATGTAAGTACCGATTGGAATGGTTCAGTAAATGTACCGGGATTTGTTGTAGATCGTGCAGAAATTGCACGTTGGGTACCATGGACTGATTATGCGTTTGGTGATGTTGTTAAACATCGAACATTTTTTTATAGCGCAACTTCTTATATTCCTGGAACTGAGCTATTTAATGACTCAGATTGGAGTAAGTTAGCTCAACCATTAACTGCAAAGTTATTACCAAATTGGAATTACAAAGCAACTCAGTTTACGGATTTTTATAGTTTAGACAGTGATAACTTTGATATTACACAGCAGCGTATGGCTCAGCATCTTATTGGATACCAAAAGCGTCAATATTTAGAAAATATAATTCAAGATGATGTAAGCGAGTTTAAATTCTATCAAGGTATGATAGTTGAAAAAGGTACACAAAATGTTCTTAATAAATTGTTTGATGTATTAAGTGCAGATGATAGAGAAAGTTTAACATTTTACGAAGAATGGGCAATTCGATCAGGGTCGTACGGCGCATGTGAATCATTTAATACTATTGAGTTTATACTAAACGAATCGTCGTTTAAAGCTAATCCGCAAGGTTTTGAATTAGTATATGTTGATCCGTTAATTAACGATCAGGTTATTCGATTATTGCCATCTGATATCTATTCAAAACCAATTGGGTATTCACCGTCAATTTGGAAAGAAGATGCGTATAAATCACAAATTTTAAGACCTTGCGGTCATGTTAGATCAAGTGAAGTATCGTTAACTGTTAAATCTCTTAGTGAGTTGGTAACGTTAACTAACATTCAGTTATCAATTGGAAATTATATATGGTGTACATTTGAGGGATCAAGTTGGAATGTGTATACGATCATACCGACATCAGTTAGACTTAAAAGTTTATTTCTTGATTCAGCTAACGATCTTGTTATTTTTACAACAACTGAAGCACACGGGTTAACTAATGGAATGTATATTCAATTAATTGATACAAATGAGATTCCGCATATTACTGAAGATTACAATAACGTATTTTTTAAAGTTAATTTAACTGCAGCTGACGGTAGTGACTATATTGACACTGAATTTAGCATTACATTACCTAGTGCGCATTCGTTACCGGATGCTGCAGTTGCAAAGATTAACATTAATACTTTTGAATCTCGACGATATGCAACGGTAGATAGTGACAATATACCAGCTGATCCAACCGCAGGTGACTTAATATGGACCGACCATTACGTTGACACTGATAATAAATGGACAACTTGGCAATATCAAACATCAAAATGGGAAGTATTGCATACAGTTAATCCTAAACCGGACATAACAAAAATTAAACAGGCGTTTTTGTATAATAAAATTAACAATCAGTTAATTACATATTTAGATATAGTAGATTCAAATAATGGTAAAAACCCAAATATTGCTGATCAAGAAGTTAAATTTAAATCTTTTTATGATCCTGCAATATATAGTGTAAAAACTTCATCAACTGTTGTTAGCGGAGTTAATGTTGATGATAGTATTGCATGGACAACTGATCAAATTGGTACCTTATGGTGGGATTTAACAACTGCTAAGTTTATTAACAGCTATACTGAAGATGTAGTATATCGAAACACAACCTGGAGCACTCTTGCATACGGTGCATCAATTGATGTGTATGAATGGGTAGAATCAACAGTGTTGCCATCTGTGTGGGACGAAGAAGCAGATACCGAAGCAGGATTAGCAGACGGAATCAGCGGAAAATCACTTTACAGTGATTTATTTTATAGTCAAACACGGACGTATGATACTGTAAGCCAACGATATTCGTATACATATTATTTTTGGGTTAAGAATAAAATAACAATTCCTAGTATTGTTGGAAGAAAGATGTCATCGTTTGATGTTGCAAATTTAATTGCAAATCCAAGAGGTGAAGGTTATGAATTTTTAGCATTAACAGGGTTAGATTCGTTTAGCTTAGTAAACATTAAACCATATTTACAACATGATGATGTTGTGTTATCAATTGAATATTGGATTAATGATAAAATTGATCAAAATATGCATACTCAGTGGAAAATTATTAGTACAAACGAAAATACTATATTACCAGCAGCAATTGAACAAAAATGGTTTGATAGTTTATGCGGACGTGATTTACAAAATCGAGAAGTTCCTGATCCGTTATTACCAGTTAAACTTAAATATGGTATTCAAAATCGACCACGACAAAGCATGTTTGTTAATCGATGCGAAACAGTAAAACAGTTTATTGAACAATTAAATTTAATATTAAAAAAACATTTAATAGTAGATACCCGAAATATATCTAACTTATTTTTGTATGATCCAATTCCAAATATTAATAGAGGATTATACGACGCTGTTATTGATACTGATTTAGAATTAAGATTGACGGTTGCAAAGTCATATATTAAACCATTAATTACGCCTCTTATTGTTAATGGACGAGTGGTAGGAATTAATATAATTAATGCAGGTCGAGGATATTTAATACCCCCGTATGCTACAGTAGTTGGTAGCGGTGTTGGTGCAATGTTAAAACTAACAATAGATACTATTGGGCAAATTATTGGATGTACAGTTGTGCATTCAGGAGAAGGGTATACTTCTGAGTCGTCTATTGAAGTTAGAAACTATTCAGTATTGATTAAAAGCGACTTAACTTCAAATGATAGTTGGAGTATTTATGAGTACAATCGAACTACAGAAACGTGGAATAAGACGTTAATGCAATCATATAATACTCGAAAATATTGGGAATATTTAGATTGGTACGACGAAGGATACAATCAATTTACTGCTATTAATTATTCAATTAGTACATATTCTGATTTGTCTACATTAACTAACGTAAAAATTGATGATGTTGTTACTATTCGAACTACTACATCGAATCGATGGGTATTATTGAAAAAGTATGACACTAGTTCGTCAGCTGATTGGACACAATCATATAAAATTATCGGTAGCCAGAACGGTACTATTCAGTTTAGTTCATTGTTGTATGATTTTATAGATACATCAGTTGGATACGAAGGAATGTTTTATGATCAAGGAGTATACGACAACAGTGCAGTAACCGAATTGCGTATAATTTTAGAATTAGTAAAAAATAACCTGTTAATTAACGATTTAAAATCAGAATATTTGCAATTATTTTTCACATGTGTGCGTAGTGCGTTGAGCGAACAAACGTATATTGATTGGATCTTTAAAACTAGTTTTGTAAATGTAATGCATAATGTTGGACCATTACACCAATCAGTTACATATCAAAATGATAATTTAACTAATTTTGAGGAATATGTAAGTGAAGTTAAACCATACAGGACTCAAGTTAGAGAATATGTTAGTTTATATGACACAATTGAGACAACTCAATTAATGACTTCTGATTTTGATGTACCTGCAGAGAACAGATCAATGTATTCACTAGTAGATGGTAACGTAATTGCAGCTGATAATGCAACCTATCCAACAAAGAGCTGGTACGATAATGCAGGGTTTTCTGTAACTGAAATACGGATAATTAACGGCGGAGCCGGGTACACTACTCCGCCAACTGTAACAATTGTTAGTACTTCAGGAAAAGATGCAACTGCAAAGGCGTATGTTGCAAATGGTAAGGTATCTCGTATTACTGTAGTAACTGCAGGATCGCATTATGTTTCAGTACCGGAGATTAAAATTGAATATGGGTTACCGCACGATGGAATACCGGCAGTTGCAGTTGCTATATTAGGAAACGGCGTTGCTCGATCAAGTCTAATTAACTTAAAATTTGATCGAATTTATAATTCATATGCTGTCTCAACATTAAACTGTGTTGATAAATTTTCTAGTACAGGTGCAGTGCAATATAAATTAACATGGGCACCTGATATTCGTATTGGAAATTCATCAATAACTGTTAATGGAGTATTGCAACTTCGTGATACGTACAAACTTAAAATTATTTCAGTAACTACAGCGTCTGGGTATAAATCATATGCAGGTGCAGTTACATTTGAAGTTGCACCGGTTGGTGATATTGTAGTAACTTACATAAAAGATGTAACATTGTTAACTGCAGTTGACAGAATTCAGTATTACTATAAACCGGAATTGGGTGATTTAGGTAAAGATCTAGCACAATTAATGACCGGAATTGAATATGCCGGAGTAACTGTTAGTGGTTTAAACACTAATAATTCAACCGGATGGGGAAGTACTCCGTATTATACCGATTCGTGGGACAGTTTCAAACCGTTAACTGATGATTACCGTGTTTCAGTCGCTAGTAATACATATTCAATTAAATTACCATATGTGCCTGAGTTAGGTTCAATATTAAACGTATATTATTCGTATACTAATATAG